ATTCAGCTTTCTTCTTCTGCTACTTTTAGATTTTCTTATTATGATGTAGAAAAAACATGATGTGGAGTTTATATGAATATAGAAGACTTGCGTACAATGGTCAAATCAGATCTTGTTATTGATGAAAATGATTTACATACAGAATCACTGAATACACCGCAGCTTCATAACAAATACTTAATTTTTCATGAGAACTCAAAGCTAGAGTTAGAGAAACTTGAGTTTCAAGAAAAAATATTAAAAAGAAATAAGTGGTTATATTACACAGGTAAACTTGGTGATGATGATATGAAAAGGTTAAACTGGGAACCTTTTGATTATACCATTCTAAAAACTGACATACCGATGTTTCTAGACTCTGATGAAGATATGCAGAAAATCAGAGCTAAGATATCACTACAGAAATCCGTAGTTGACTATCTAGAAGAGGTTGTGAAAATAGTAAGCTCTAGACAGTGGAATATTAAGTCTGCAATAGAATGGATTAAGTTTACACAGGGCATCTGATGGATATTATTGTACACCAAAAAGACGCTGTGAATCTTATAATAGAGTGTGAAAAGTCAATTGCAAAAGAATTGAATCAATACTTCACATTCTATGTCCCTAATTATCAATATACACCTGCATACAAAAAGAAGGTATGGGACGGACAGATACGTCTTTTTAACTTGTATGGTAGAACGATTTATGTTGGCTTGTTGGATTACATAAAACAGTTTGCCGCTGACAGAAAATATACATTTGATATAGACAGTGATAACTTATTAGCACTAGATGAAGAAAAGATAACACTAGAGGAATTTTCTGAATTTGTCTCTAGTTTAAAACTAAAACTAAAACCACACCCACACCAGTTAAGTGCTACATTTAGATCACTGAATAAAAAAAGAATCCTTTTATTGTCACCTACAGGAAGTGGCAAATCTCTAATAATTTACTTATTGATGAGGTATTATTTCAATAAAATATCAGAGGAAGAGAAAATACTAATAGTAGTTCCTACCATAGGTTTAGTGAATCAAATGATAAATGATTTCAAGGATTACACACAAGACAAATGGGGTGTGGATACTAACGTACATGCCATTTTTTCTGGTCAAGAGAAAAAAACTAATAAAAAAATAGTTGTATCTACCTGGCAAAGCCTGTATAATATGCCTAATGAATACTTCGAAGAATTCTCCGTAGTATTTGGCGATGAATGCCACTTGTTCAAATCAAAATCACTGGTTTCTCTTATGACTAAAATAAAAAATGCACATTACAGAATCGGAACCACTGGTACACTGGATGGGACTAAAACCCACAAATTGGTGATTGAGGGTTTATTTGGCAGAGTATTTAATGTTACTTCTACTAAGAAACTAATAGATAAAGAATTATTATCTGATCTTAAAATAGAGTGCATAACATTAAAGTATGATGATGATATTTGCAATGAGAATAAAAGAACTTCATATCAGGATGAAATTAAGTATCTAATTACAAATGAAAAGAGAAATAACTTTATAGTAAATCTCGCAACTAAAACCAAAGGTAATACTTTGATACTGTTCAACTACGTAGAACTTCATGGAAAAGTTTTAAATGAGAGTTTACTGGCATTGGACAACAATAAGAAGATATTTTTTATACACGGTGGTACTGAAGCATCTCAAAGAGAAGATATAAGAAAAATAGTAAATAAAGAAAAGAATGCCATTTTAGTGGCATCATACGGTACATGTTCAACTGGACTTAATATTCCTAATATAGACAATGTAATATTTGCTTCTCCTTCCAAATCAGTTGTAAGGGTATTGCAGTCTATAGGACGTGGTTTGAGGAAGTCTAAAAATCAAAAGGTAACAAAAATTTATGATATATCAGATGATATGAAGTATAAGAGTTATATCAATCATACATTGAGACACCTAGACGAAAGGCTCAAGATATATAATAATGAAGGTTTTGATTTTAGTAATACTAGAATAATACTATAAGAGGTAACAAATGGATCCAGTATATAAAATTCTAAAACTAAAGAGCGGTGATGAAATGATTTGTAGTGTGGTTAAAGAGGAAAATAATGAAGTTTATTTGAATCTACCAATGGTATTTAAAACCATGATCATTCCAGATCCATATAATGGTACTCAAAAAGAAATAACAGTTCTTCGTGATTGGGTGTCTTATACTAAAGATGTTGAAGTCTCTTTACCAAGTGATTATATCCTTACCTATACAAGTCCAGAAGACGAAGTTATTTCTTTGTATAAAAAAGAAATAGAGAAAAAACTATCTGATGATCAACCACAAAGAAAGCTTCATAATTATAAAGATGCAAAGAAAAATCTTCAGGAAGAACTAGAAAACATGCTGGATGAGATGGAAGCTGAGATAGACAATCCACCAGAAAATTTTAAAAAGTGGGGAATGATTCCCATGAATGAAGAAATGTTAAGACAAATGATGGAAGGTCTTAACTTTCCAGAGGGAGAAGGAATAGATTTTGAATTTGAATTTAACTTTACCCCAGAAGAAATAAATGCCGATGAGAGCACAGAAGATGAATTGAATCATCCGGATTTTGGTAACAGATGGACTGATTGGAGTTCTAATCCAAAAGAGTATTAATAGATCCCTTTTTTACTCGTTACACTCGGATTATAATGTATACTTTAAATATGTCAAGGAAAAAAATGTCAAATAATTATATAGATAATGAGAAGTTTTTTGAAGAAATTAAAGAGTGGAAAGCCGAAGTCCTTAGAACAAGAGAAAGTGGAGATGATCCACCACCCGCCACAGAGTACCTAGGAAAGTGTTTCTGGGACATTGCAGAACATCTTTCTCGTAAATCTAATTTTGTTAATTATCCTTTTCGAGAGGATATGGTTGGCGATGCAGTAGAAAATTGTTTGATGTATGCACATAACTTTGATCCGGATAAATCAAAGAATCCATTTTCTTACTTTACACAAATTACTTACTATGCCTTTATCAGAAGAATAGATAAAGAAAAGAAACAAAATTATATTAAGTACAAGATGATCGATCACCTTGATCATGAGGGTAGTGTTCGTAGATGGTTCAGTAATAACTTTTCAAATACGGAAAAGGAAGAGAATGATGACGGTTTAGCTGATTTCTTTTCTTTGTCTAAGAACGATATAGCAAAGTTTACTCCTAAAAAAAAGAAAAGAAAAGTAAATGAAAATAGCGTTGATAAATGATACCCATTTTGGGATTAGAAATGATTCTTCTTTTTTTCTAAATCATTTTTTAGATTTTTTTGAAACTCAGTTCTTTCCTTACATTAAAGACAATGATATAAAAACTATTTTTCACTTGGGTGATTTGCTTGATAGGAGAAAGTATGTAAATATTCATACACTCAACAAAGTCAAAAAAAGATTCATAGAACCTCTCACAGAAATGGGTATTGAATTTCACATGATTGTAGGAAATCATGACATGTACTATAGAAATACTAATGAGATAAATTCTGCAAATGAGCTGTTCTCAGATTATTCGAATTTTCATTTGCACAGTGTTCCATATACATTTGAGCATGATGGTCTTTGTATAGGGCTAGTTCCCTGGATATGTAGCGAAAATGAGTCTGAAGTTTTAGATTATATAAAAAATTGTAAATGTCCAATAGTGGCTGGACATTTTGAGTTGAGTGGACATCAGGTTTTATCTGGAGTAAATTTTAAAGATGGAATGTCAGATAAGATTTTCAGTAGATTTGAGACAGTTCTGTCTGGACATTTTCATTTGAGATCTCAGAAAAATAATGTGAATTATTTGGGAACACAATACGAAATGACATATGCAGATTCAGGAACACAGAAAGGATTTAGTGTTCTTGATACTGAAACAAGAGATATAGATTTTATTGAAAATATAGATCAGATTTTTTATGTTATCTCAACAGAAGATGTTGATGAAAATTTTAACTATTCTGAACTTACAAATAAATACGTAAAACTCATTATAAATTCAAATACTTCTAAGAAAAAATCAGAATCAATCGTTCTAAATATAGACAGAGCTGAACCCTTTGATTTTACTGTAATAGAAGACACGTCAACTGACGAAACTGAGAAAGAAAATGTTGACCTAAGTAAAGATACTATTACAATAATAAATGAAGAAGATTTAACAAATCAAATAGAATACATAGCTAGAATACAAGAAAATCAAAATCATCTATTACT